CCACACATTTATTATACTTTTTCCACAACATTGTGGAAAACTAATATCATTATTTCAGCACTTAAATATAAATAACGCAAGTACATTTTTCATCAATTCAGTGGCATACATCTACTCAATCACCAACCTTGAGAATAGCAAACTCTATGTGGGAAAGACTACACAACCCAACCCATATGATAGATGGAAGCAACACCTACAGAACGCAAGAAGTAAGGATAATTTAGCAGAAGACAATTCAGTTCACTCTATGCCTATTGTTCGTGCCATATGTAAGTACGGAGCAGATAACTTTAAGTTTAGAGTATTGGAAGAATGTAGCGATGACAATGTTAATGAACGTGAAACCTTTTGGATAAACAAACTTGATACATGTGGCAAGAATGGGTATAACATTACGTTAGGTGGTGATGGTGTAAAGAAACCACGAAAGTATTGGGCAAATCATCCACGTTCTAAAGAAGTTAGTTGTTATACATTAGAAGGTGAATGGGTTAGAGACTACGACACCTGTGGAGTTGCTGCTGATTGTTTAGGAAATAAAAAGGCAAGAAATTGTATCTTCGCTTGTATTAAAGGCACAACATTTCAAGCACTTGGATATAGATGGGCTTGGAAAGGTGAGCAACCTAAAGTAATAGAAAAGAGAGTAAATGTTCGTGGTTCTGTATATGGTATCAATCCAACATTAGGACGTAAAAAGATGTGGAAATCACAGGCAGATGCAGCAGAAGAAATATCTGGAAATCGTAAAGATAATGCCAATATTTTACTTTCTATACGCAGTCCTGATGATAACAAACTACAAGCATCTGGATGGTATTTCTTTAGATCAAAACCAACAAATTGGAAACCAGCAGAGAGAAAAGGATTTACGACTGAAAGTGCAAAGAAAGCTGCTAGAAGTTCAGCAGAAAAAACTAGAAAACCTGTTTATGGAGTAAATATTACAACTGGCGAAATTGTAGAGTTTGAGAGTATATTATCCGCATCATATTTTATCAAAGGTGAAGGAAACAGAAACGGAGTTCCTAACATTTGGAAAAACATTCAACGCATAAAAAATGGGCAAACTTGGTGTCATGCTTATGGATATAAGTGGTACGAAAAAGCATAAAAAAACCCCTAACATGGGGTCTCTATGTTATACTCAATCAAGTGCTAATCTGTACCTTGCATAATCCTCTGCATCCTTTCTTTTCTTGAATCGTGCTAGTTCTCCTTCAAATCTAAGAGGCAAATACCTAAACTTCTTACCTTCTTTAGTGATAACGATTCGGGAGAATAGGTGCAGTGAGTAACTACCTTCTTCAGTTCTTTCTTCCTCTTTCTTGACAATGAAAGGGAGAACTTGTTGATTGGAGAATGACTGTTTGGAGAGTAACATTGTTGGTAATGAGTGTAACGAAGTGAAGAGAATCAGTATGTCATAATGGAAGCAATCGTACCTGCTCGTGTATAGAAATTAACCATTCTTTCTGCTTCATTGTAGGTACTAAAACCTTGAAACTTCCACCCTTGAGAATAAGGACAAAACCAGCGAATTGTTGTTCTCATTGTGTTACTAATTCAGCAGGACTTCCGCATGAACGATAGAAGTCAACCATACGTTTTGCTTCATCTAATGTAGAGAAACTTTGCGTTCTCCACTGTTGTTGATACGGTGTAAAGTAGCGGATGGTGAACATCAGTTTGACTCTTCAATCAGTTCGGGATAGTATTCTTCAACTTCAGAGATTAACTCTTCGTCACTATAACTGGAGAGGTTTTCTTCTAGTTGATCACCTACAATACGCATCAGATCTTTCGTTGACATATTATCAAGGATGCGATCAATGTATGCTTCAATCAGTTGTTCGCGGTTCATAATGTTTTGAGAAAGATTAGTTAAATTGGTAAGCAAGTTCTGCGAGTCTAGATGCAATTTGATTGATGTTATCTTCAGTCAGTTGAGATAACAGATTGTCTACATCTTCATCAGGCACATAGAACAAATCACCATTGATTTCATCAGCGATTTGTTGTGCTTTGGTCAGGCAATCTTCTTGAAGTTGGGTTCTCATACTATAGGTCCAGTTTGGAGGTGAGTAACTTTGAGATCACTTAAGCACCATACCTTCAGTGAAAGGAACTTTCTGTCCGTTATCAATCACAAACCATTCAAAGTTTGATTGAAAGATACGAGCATCATTTCCGTGCTCTTTCAGTATAGCATTAAGACGTGATTTGGTGGTTACAGTTCTATAACCACAGGTGTAAAGTTCAAGGAAAGTATCACCAATCGTTGCGATATGATTGCCGTGAAGATACACATAAGAGGCATCACGTTCGGGCGAATAGAGAACTTCAGTGTTGTCATTTTTCCAGTCAGTGCAATCAATGATTGCTTTATTCATTTGGAGTTCAATCTTTCGCATGGTAGGAGATTCAGTGGTTATACTATAGGTCCAGTTTGGAGGTGAGTAACTTTTAGACTGCAACGATTGCAGATTCAAAACATACCTCACGGGTTTCCAAGAGAGAGTAGTCGAATCCGTCAACCTCCTGCAGATGCTTCAGGTAGGCAGTAGCGGTGGAGAAGCAATCAAACAGGCGGAGGGTATCGAAGTCCTCCCCTTCATAATCATTTCCACCGATCACAGCGTAGACTTTAGACATTTGGGAAGTGCTCATACTATAGGCTCACTTTCGAGGTGAGTAATTTTAATTGACAGTTACTTTTGGACCTTCGACTTCACAAAACTCCAGAAGAAAGTAGTCTACTGTGATGCCAAGTTTATTTGCAAACTGTAGATTTTCCTCGTACTGTTCTTGCGAAAGAATGTAGAAATCAGTCTCAATCATTGGGAGCAATAATGTCAGCAACGGTGTGTAATGTGTTGGCAGTAGTGTTGCGAACTCCAGGTGATAGAATACTCGCAACAATGAAGATTAACAGAATTGTTTTCACTTTACAAGGCAACTTGAATGTTAATCTTTTTGCCATCAATCAAAGCGGGAAGATACATCACGACCAGGATTCTCAAGATGTGCTACACTATCAGCAACACCTTCAGCAGTTAATGCAAACTGAACTTTTTTGCCTTCGTGATAGATGTCAAAGACAGATTGCACATACGGAGTCAAATTGCCTTGCGAATCCCATGCGTTGCGAACATGTGAAGTCTCTACGATTTGATAGACTTTAGAGGTGAGAGGTGAAACGTAAGTGCTCATACTATAGGTCCACTTTCAAGGTGAGTAACTTTATCTCACAGACCGTTGATGTAATCAGCAACTGCTTGCTTGTATTCTGCTTCAGTCTCAAAGATGCGACCGTGAATGTTACGCGGATAGGTAGGGTTCGATTCACCTACAGCAGCAACCATGTAACAATCTTGTGCATCATATCCCATTTCAATGAGATTTTGAACGTAAGGATTGTAATGTGTCATTGTGATTTAGTGGTAAAACAGTTTGTGTGAATCAGTTGCCGAAGAAAGCGTCAAACTCATCAGCAACTTGATCAATCAGTTCGTCAGTTGCATCAAGGTCAAAGAGAGAACAAACAAAATCTACACAATCATTCAAATCTGTGTGATTGTTGCACATAAACTCCAGAAGTGCAGGAGTAATGTCGGTTTGGAAGTCGATTGAAGTGTTGCTCATACTATAGGTCCACTTTCAAGGTGAGTAACTTTAATTGGGTGTTTCTTGTGTTACACTTTCCACCATTTCGTTCACATATTCTTCATCATAGAATCGACTAATCTCTTCAATCAATTCATCAGGTGCAGAGCAAGTTTCACGGAGATTTTGTTCAATTTGTTCGCTTGCAAATTGTACCAAACAGTCGAGGTCCATGCCATCAACAATCTGCTCAATGTAGAGAGCAAGCAGTTTATCGTATTGGTCTTGAGTAAGTGTCATTTTGTTTGTGAAGTTAGGAAGGGAAATCATTTCAGGATGTGGCGATAATCAATGGATTTGATACACCAACCAGTTGCAGCAGTGATCTCTTCAATTAGATCATCTTCATCATCTGCCTCCCAAATCATACCGATAGTTTCGTCGGTAATGTTACTAAACTCATGCTCGGGAAAATCATCAGTAGCATCATCAAAATCAAACTCGATTGCAGTAACTTGGAATTGCATCATTTGCAGTAGTTAGGGTCAACTTCGCAGAAACGATCTGCCTGGCGTTCTTGATACTCATTCACGGTTGCAAGTGCATTAGAACCGATGTGAATACCGAAGAAAAGTGTAGCGAACAGAAGTGCAATACGCATCAAACTTCATCCTGCATTTCGCTGAGTTTGTTGTAGAGTGCATCGACATCTGTGCCGACTAATTCATTCAGTTCCTCTGCATCTTCATCACTTGCGAAGTTATCAGTGTGAAACTCAATGAACTTGAGAAGTGCATCAATCTCTTCAAAAGTGAGAGTAGTTTGTGTCATAATCAATCAACAACAGAGTAACAAGCAACCCAGGAAGGAATCCCAGAGAGTGATAACGAACCATTGCGGGCATCGCAATAATCTTGTGCGTCATCTTCGCTGTGGAAAGGTCCAATATACTCGGGAGAATCCAGAGCATTGGAATCGAAACGGACTGTGAAAGTGTTGCTCATACTATAGGTCCACTTTGGAGGTGAGTAACTTTAATTACTTGAAACTTACGTTGACTCCTACTACCTTTGCTGTGGGATTCCTAGCTAATGCTGTAGCGCGGGCATCTTGTGGGTTGGTTGCTTGTACTTCCTCATTGAAGACTTTACCACCAACGTATAACTGAACGATGTACTTCATAGTGTTTGGAAAGGTTGTGCTTCTTTGATGTTAGAATCAAAAAACTTTTGAAAGATAGAATCAATCACAGGATACCATTCTTCGTTTGCACTTGGGTATCCACATTCTCGTGCTTGATTGAGAAACTTAAGGATGCAAGTTTCCTCATTAGCAGTGAACTCAACGCGATTGAAAGTGTAACCGTCAGTCATCAATCATCTCCAAAATTGTTTACAAGGAAGTCTTCAAGTTCGCAAAGTTCTACCTCATCCAAGGAGGAAATGTAGTTATGCAAAGTATCTGCTAAGACACCATTATTCTTTTGGCAGGTTTCATACAGAAACTCAAAAAGTTGCGTTTTGTTAGTCATAATCAAACAGAAGGAGTGACGGAGATTTCTTTA